GGTCCCAATTGATGCGATCGGCTTTGGCTATTGGCTGAAGGCCACCTTTGGCGATCCGACCACGACCGGCGCGGAGGCTCCCTACACTCACGAATTCCGCTCGGGCAGCTGGACCCTTCCAAGCCTCGCCATCGAGATCGGCATGCCGGAGGTGCCGCGCTTTGCGATGTACGCGGGCTGCGTGGTGGACCAGTTGTCCTGGCAGATGACGCGCTCCGGCCTACTGACTGCCTCCGTCAGCCTCATTGCTCAGGGCGAGACCCCGGCAGCAGCCACGGGCGCGGGCACGCCGACCGAGATCGCGCTGCAGCGGTTTGGCCACTTCAACGGGGCGATCAAGCGCGATGGCGTAGCACTTGGCAACGTGGTCTCGACCCAGATTACCTATGGCAACAATCTGGACCGTATCGAGACGATCCGCGCCGACGGCAAGATCGACGGGGCCGATCCCTCCATGGCGATGCTCTCAGGCAGCATGGAGGTCCGCTTTGCCGATACCACGCTGATGGACCAGGCGATCAACGGCACGACCTGCGCGCTTGAGTTCGCCTACACCCTGCCCACCGGCGAGAGCCTGACCTTCACCGCGCATTCCGTTTACCTCCCGCGTCCGCGCGTCGAGATCGGCGGGCCGCAGGGCGTGCAGGCCACGTTTGATTGGCAGGCCGCCAAAGACGCTGCCCTGGGGCGCATGTGCACCGTAACGCTCATCAACGATGTGGAGACCTATTGATCATGCTCAAGCTTGACCTCTCGACCGACCCCCGCTGGCTCGATCTCGCCCCCGGCGTCCGCGTGAGCCTGCTCCCGCTCACCACAGCGCTGATGGTGACCACCCGAAACGATCCCAGCATCGAAGCCCTTCCCGAGGACGCGACAAACGAGGACCGCGCGCTGGTCTTTGCCAAAGCGCTGGGCCGACGCGCCGTGGTGGAATGGGAGGGCGTGGGCGATATGGACGGCAACGTTCTGGACCTAACGCCCGAAGGTGTCGACGCCTTGCTCGACATCTATCCGATCTTCGAGGCCTTCCAGGCGGGTTACGTCGCCAAAGCACTGGTATTGGATCAGGAAAAAAACGTCTCCGCGCCCTTGCCGACTGGCACTTCAGCGGGGGCGATCGATACTGCGAGGCTTGCGAAGCCCTCGAGGCTTACGAAGCCCGCGAGGCCTGCAAAGTCCCGTGCCCGGAGTGCCCAGCCAAAATAAACCGCCCGCTTACCTTCGAGGGCGCGCAGGTCTGGGACCTGGTCGGACGGCTGGGTGGCCAGCTGCGGGCAACGCAGAAGACCATCCTTGGCTGGGACATGGGTGCTGCGCTCGCAATGGCGCGTGCCCTTGGCATTAACGGCCTCGTGGCGATGGAACTGCTGCCCGAGATCGAAGCCATCATGGTCAAACGCGTGAACGAACAGATTGGAGCCCAGGATGGCCGATAAACGTGTCTTCGTGCGCCTCGCTGCTGTTGGCGGACGACAGGTCAAGGCGGAACTGACCGGCATTGGCGACGCCGGGGCCCGTGGCCTCGGTCGGCTGTCGCGCGAGGTCGATGTGGCCAACGCACGCCTTGCCGCCTTCACGCGCCGGGCCACGATTGCAGCGGCGGCCGCAGGTGCAGCTGTGGTGGCAGCCGGTGCTGCGATGATCCGCTCCGGACTGCAAACCATTGACGAGACCGCCAAGCTGGCGCAGTCGCTGGATACCACCGTCGAAAGCTTGCAGGTGCTGGAGCGTGCCGCTGACCTCTCGGGCGTCTCCATGGGCAATGTCGAGCAGGCAACGGTGCAGCTGACACGACGGTTAAGCCAGGCGGCTGCTGGTGCGGGTCCTGCCGTCGATGCGCTTGACCGCCTTGGTCTGTCGGTCAGCGAGTTGCAAAACCTGCCGCTCGATCAGCGCATCGCTTTGATCCAGGACCGGCTGGCGGAGTTCGTGCCGGAGGCCGAGCGCGCTGCTGTCGCCTCCCAGCTCTTTGGCGATCGCGCAGCCCTCGTGTTTACGCGGATCGATACCGCCACGCTGCGTCAGGCCACCGCCGATGTGAATGATTTTGGCATCGTGGTCTCCGAGCAGGACGTGGACCAAATCGAGCGCACGAATGATGCGATCTCCCGCCTCGGTCTGATCTGGCGCGGCGTCTCAAACCAGCTGGCGGTCGCTGCCGCACCCGCGCTTGAAGCAGTGGCAGATGCGCTGGCGGCCATGGCGCGCACAACCGGTCCTCTTGGAAGCGCCATTCAGGGTCTGTTTGAGAACATTGGCCGACTGACCACATTTGCGGTGACCTTCGCGGGCGTGATGGCAGGCCGGTGGGTGGCGGGGCTCGTGGCCGCGACCTTCTCGGTCAGTGGGCTGGTGACGGGTCTGGTCTTTCTGCGCGCAGCGCTGATCCGCACCGGCATCGGTGCGCTAATCGTGGGCGCAGGCGAGCTGGTCTATCAGTTCACGCGGCTGGTTTCTGGCGCGGGCGGGTTCGGCAACGCGCTGGACCTGCTCAAGGACGTGGCGGTTGAGGTCTGGGACCGGGTATCGCTCAGCGCGGATGCGGCTTGGGCGCGCGTGGAAGCCGGATGGGCCACGGCGCAGGCTGGTATTTATGACGGTCTGCAAGATGCAACAGCGGCGGTGGTCGGCTGGGCAAACAGTACCGTCAACACCTTCGAGGGCACGTTTTTGGCGGTGCAGGCCATCTGGGGCGCGCTGCCGGATGTGTTTGAGCGCGTTGGTGCGCTTGCAATCAATGGCCTAGTCGAGGTGATGGAGACCGGCATTGCGGGCATTACCGAGGCGGTCAACGGCGTATTGACCCTTGGCGGTCTGCGTCCCGAATGGGCCATCGCAGCCCCTGATCTCTCGGAATGGAAGTCTGCGGTCCCGGAAGCCGTCAACCTGGGAGAGCGTGCGCGGGAGGCCTACGACAGCGCCTTCTCGGACAATCCCTTCCAGGTGCCTGAGCTCTTTGGCGGTATGGCAGATGATGCGCGCGGTCGGGCAGCAGGCTATTCCGAGGCGGCAGGCATGCTCACGGACGCAGCGTCCCGTCCCATGACGGCCTGGCAGGCGCTGAAGGATGCCATTTCTGGTGCGGGCGATGAAGGCACGGCGGCGCTCGAAAGTGCCGCGACCTCGGCGGACCGGTTTAACGATGCGCTGGAGGAGACCGAGGATCAGGCAGGCCGCGCAGGTGGTGCTGCAAAGCAGGCGGGTGCCGACGCAGCTGAAGGTGCCGAGGCAGCAGCCACTGGCTGGCAGGCGGTTGTGAATGCGGTCAGCGAATATGCCGACAAAGCCCGCGATGTGGGCGCGGACATCGGCAACGTGCTCGTGAGCGCGTTTCAAAGTGCGGAAGACGCGATCGGCAACTTCGTCAAGACCGGCAAGCTTGATTTCAAAGGCTTGGTCACCTCAATGATCGCGGACCTTGCCAAGCTCGGGGCGCGCAAGTTTATCCTCGGGCCCATCGCCAATGCACTCTCCGGCGCGCTCGGAAATCTCGGCGGCATGTTTGCCGGTGTGTTCCACCAGGGCGGTATGGTCGGTGGTCCTGCGCCCTCGCGCATGGTCCCGGCCATGGCTTTCGCCAACGCGCCGCGCCTGCATAACGGCGGCTGGGCCGGGCTCAAATCCGACGAGGTCCCGGCGATCCTGCAGCGTGGCGAGCGCGTACTGAACCGCCGGGAAGCCCAAAGCTACAGCGGCGCGGGTGGGCCGCGCGAAAGCGCCCCCGTCGTCAATATATCGATCCAGACCCGCGACGCCGAGAGCTTCCGCCAATCGCGCACGCAGGTCGCAGCCGATATCTCGCGCGCGGTCTCCATGGGCCGGAGGGGCATGTAATGGCGTTTCACGAGGTGCAGTTCCCCGACAACATCAGCCGCGGTGCACGCGGCGGACCGCAGCGGCGCACGCAGATTGTTGAGCTGGCATCGGGCCGTGAGGAGCGCAACGCCAGCTGGTCCGCCTCGCGCCGCCGCTACGATGTCAGCTACGGCATTCGCCGCGTGGATGATCTGCACGCGGTGGTCGCGTTCTTCGAGGCGCGGCTGGGGCGGCTCTACGGGTTTCGGTTCAAGGACTGGGCCGATTACAAGTCCTGCCCGCCCTCAAAAGGTGTGTCCGAGATGGACCAGGTGATCGGCACCGGGGATGGCGAGACCACAGAGTTCGCGCTGACCAAGGCCTACGGCACCGCGCCGCACATCTATCAGCGCCGCATAGAAAAGCCGGTGGCCGACACAGTTCGCGTCGCGCTGGGCGGAGCAGAGCAGTTCAATGGCTGGTCCATCGATAATGACACCGGGATCGTCACGTTTGATGCGGCTCCAGAATCCGACGTCTCCATCACAGCTGGCTACCAGTTCGACGTCCCCGTCCGCTTCGACAGCGATCTGATGGACGTAACCCTCGACATCGAGCGTCTCGGCTCGATCACCTCAATCCCGCTTGTGGAACTCCGCCTCAGCTAAGGACCCCGCCCATGCAAACCTACACCGCCCTTGAACATCGCCCTGGCGATACGCCCCAGCTTTACGACATCGACGGCGGGCTTGTTGCGCAGAACGCAGACGGGAAAGTCGTCCGCCTCAATTCCAGCCAGCAGGTCACAGCCGTCGCGCCAGTGCCGATCGAGGCCGAGGAGCGATACGCGTTTCGCGCGGTGTTTCGACGTGCCACAAACAGCCCTGATCCGTCCGACGACGCTATTGCCTGCGGCATCGACTGGCTGGCGGCGGACAAGACCGCGCTGTCCAGCACGATCATCGAGACAATTCTCAATTTCACCAACGCGGATGGGCGCCGCGAGGTCCGCACCTCGGTCGTGGCAGAAGCCGATGGCCCATCCAGCGTGGTGGCCCCCGTCGGCGCACGCTACGCGGTCCCATGGGTGCGCACGTTCGGGATAAACCACGCCACCGACGTCGAGGTCTGCAGCCTTGAGCGGTTGCCCTTCGTGTCGGTACCCGTGGCGCGCACCTTCTACGTCACCATGGACGGCAAGGACCTCAATGAAGGCAACTCGCTGACCTCGCCCCTGGCCAGCATTGCCGAGGGCCTCGCGCGCGCTGCAGCCCTCGCGTTGCCCGCCATCGTGATTGTCCAGCCCGGCGAATACACCGTGCCGCCAGATACGGTGATCCCCGCCAATTGCGCCCTTTACGGCTATGATCTGCGCGTCACCAAGCTCAGCCTGCCGCCCGGCCAGGAGGTGAACAACATGTTCCAGATGTCCAACGGCATCAAAGCCCGCGGCTTCACCTTCTCAAACCTGCGCCATGAGCCCTACACCCTGGCGGGCGGACCGCCGCAAAAGGGCTGGGCCTTCGTCTTCAAGCCCGGCGAGGTCCTCACGCGATCGCCCTATATTGCAGATTGCTCGCAGCTGCATGCCTTCACCCAAGACCAGATGGCCCTGCCGATCGACAAAGCCGCAGGCAATCCCCTGATGCCGCGCGGCGGGGGCAACCTGCTGGCCGACGGCTCGGTCCTCGCCCCATCCTCACCACTGCGCTCGGTCGTGGTCGACAGCTTTACCGCGATCAATCCCAATGGCGTCGGCTACGCCGTCACCCGCAACGCCTTTGTCCAGCTGGTCTCGGTCTTTACCAACTGGGCCCGCGTCGGCCTTTGGGCCCATAATGGCGGGCAGATCACCGTCGCCAACTCCAACAACACTTTTGGCGATTACGCCCTCGCCGCGACGGGGTTTCGCAACACGGTCCAGATCGAAGGGCTGTCAGGCACCGGCGTGCTGGCCACTTACACCGCCGCCGCAAACACCCTCACCGCCCAGACCGAGGCCATCATCACCGCTGTGATGGGCACGCGCTATCCAACCCTTGCAGGCTTCAATGGCCTCTCGGACCGCGACAAAGCCTTCACCGAGCGCGACACCCGCACCCTGCTGCGAAGCCTCATCAATGATCTGCGCTCAGGGCAGGATCGCGGCGCGCAGTCCTTTGCCAAAGGGCTCTTTGACTGGAACGCCAATTACGCCTTTTCTGTTGCCCTCGTGCCGCTCTTCCTAGCTACCTGGGAGCAGATTCGCCTCGAGCTGGTCGACCGGATCACCAACAACGCGGCCCAAGCGATGATCACCGCCCTGATCGGATTGATCTCGGATGTCATCACGCGCCCGCAAGATTACCGTGTGGGCTTTGCCTCGGTCATCGAGGCCACCGGCCAGCAGTTCAGCTACGCAGGTTCCGGCGTCAATTACAACGCGCTGCCCTTCAGCCAGCGCGGCACCGGACGCGCCCCCGATCCCGCCAGCACCCTGCTGAAGACCGGCGGCGGCAGGATCTATGCGACCTTCTCCACTGAAGTCGGCGATACCTATCTCGGCGAAGACCTGCGGGTGGATTTTGAGCGCAACACCATCGAAGGCCAGGCCTTCTCGCGCGGTGTGCAAAACATCGCCCTTCCTCTCATCATCGGTCTCGGAGCTTGAAGCCATGGTCACCATCACCACACCGCGTCCACCCCTCAATCTGTTCGAGGTGGTTCGCGCAGAAATCGGCGTCGAGTGGACAACAATTTATGACGTGCCCGACTATCTGATCCCCGCCGAGGGCCCAAACCCCGCCCGCAGCATCGGCACCGCTGCCATCATGACTGGCGTCCTGATCACCCCCACCGCCGAGGCCGCCGTGCGCGTCTCGATCCGAATCCTCGCGCTCAACAACACTCCTTGGCTTTTGCTCGATCGCGCTTTCGCTCCCGCAGGCGATGTTCTCTCCATCGGACTCGACCGCCAAGTCCTGCGCACCGGCGAGCGTTTCCAGATGAAGGTCGAGGCCAGCGAAGCAGCTGTGGCGCATTTCTCCTTCATCCTAAACCAACGCGAAGATTTCACGGTGATCTCATGAGCATCCTGCGTTATGCTACCGGCCGTGGCCGCTTTGTCGGCCAGTCCCTTGTCTATCCCGTTCCAATCCCGCTGGATGCCGCGCAGTATTTCGGGGCGGCGGTGGTGGGCGAGAACGGCCAGTTCTACTATTCCAACGGCCTTGAATGGATCGTGCCCATCGAGGACAACGAGATCCTGCGCCCCTCGGCCCTCGTGCCGTTCAGCGTGGACGAGCGCACCCAGCTGCGCCTGACCACGTTTCGCTCGCCTGCGGGCCTTGAGCAGACCGGCATCATCTTCGAGATTTCCAGCAACGGGACGGATTTTGACGGCGCACTGACGCGCATCGTGTCAGGCTTTGGCAATGCCTATCAGCTGGAATTCCCCGAGGACGGCTTTGGCCCAGGCGACCGCGTGCTTTGGCGCGCCGCCTATACCGGCACCAGCGGCGCGCAATCGAACTTTTCGGTCCCCTATGCCCAGACCTTTCCCGAATTGATCTCGCGCCCCACACCCATCACCCGCGAGAATGCCATCACCGGCACCGTGCGCATCACGGACTTCGAGAGTGCGGCGCTCTTTGGCTATGGCTACGGCGAGACCCAGACGGAGTTTTATGCGCCAGGTGCCACGCCCGGCGGCGATGCCCCCCTGACCACCGTGACCCACACCGGCGGGGCGATCACCACCGTCCCGATCCCACCGCTGGTGCCTGCCGCAAACTATCTCTGGCGCAGCCGCTACGGCGGGCGGCTCAATGCCTCTGCCCCGATGATCTATTCCGCCTGGTCGTCGCCGCGCAGCTTCTTTCTCGGTGCAGCCTCGCTGATCCTGACCTATGATCTGGCGCTGGCCACCGCGCGCACCACCTATATCCCGCTCGGCGGCGGGACCGTGAACAATCCGCTCGATGTGAGCATTGATTGGGGCGATGGGACCAGTGAGCGGTTTACGACGTCCGGGATCAAGCCGCATGTCTATGCCGAAGGGGTGGGTCCGCGTATCACTGTCACCATCACCGGTCGTCTCGATTGGTATGGCACCAGCCAGCCCATCGACCAGTCAGGCTTGATCCGCGTCGAGAACATCGGCTTTGCCATGGGGCTGACCTCCTTGCGCGGCGCGTTTCGCCAAACCACAACGGCGCTGGAGTATATCACTCCAAACATCCCCGAGACCGTCACCAGCTTTGAGGAGCTGTTTCAGGAAAGCGCCTGCGCCGCTGACCTGCGCGACATGGATACGCGCAACATCGCAACCCTGCGGCGTCTGTTTTATCGCTCCGATGGCACCGGTCCCAATTGCGCCAACTGGGACGTGGGCCGGGTGACGGATGTGTTTCAGGCCTTCGCCGACAGCCAGATGAACAGCCCATTCTCGCTTGGCAATTGGGAGAGCCTCACCTCG